CTTCTTGCGCAATAACACCAATATCTTGTTTACGTACAAATGTACCGTCTTCACCACCCTTAGACTCAATGTAAGCCTCTGTCCAATCGTATCGAACTCCGTTGAGTTGTTTTACTATATCAACTGCGTTATCAATATTAGTGATGTTTTCTTTTAGTCTTTGGTCTGATGAGTAAAAAGCAGTTACATCGTTGGTTGCTCGTATCTCACCAGTTGTACCTGATGCTGCTGTACCTACTCCAAAAGAATCAAACTGTACATCACTTGTTGTAGTAAGTGCTTGGTTAATTGCTGCTAGGTTAGTATTGAACGCCTGTACGTCAGAGCCAATAGCAACACCCAATGCTGTTCTTGCGGCAGACGCAGTACTTGATCCGGTACCACCATCAGCAATAGCGAGATCCGTAGTCAGCGTCAGCGAAGCTAAATGAGTCATAGCATTAACAACGTCTGCACTATTGTTATACAAGAACATTGTTTTACCAGCGGGTACTGCTACACCTGTCTGACCAGATACTTTAACGGTGCAAGCGTCAGCTAAACCATTATTAATTATGTACAGTTTTTCTATACCAGGAACAATTAAATTACGTGCTCCCCCCGATGTACCTGTTAGATTTAGTCTTAAATTACGTGCTGGTTGTGTAGCGTTATCGTCGGTTAAGCTAAGCGTTACATCTGCGCTGGAAAAAGACACATCCGCTGAACCCACTATGGATTCTTCAAGCGCGGTGCCTAAGTTTACGTTAGTTACATTACCCCAAGCCCCGGCGTTGTCACCAGTTCCCATCAGTTGTAACTTAAGATTTGATGAATATGTTGATGCCATTTTTTACTCCTAGGCCGCTATGGGCAACCAATTAGGTGTTTGATTATCGTCTATATCACTCCAAACAAGTGAAGTGGTTGTGGAAATTGTTGCTGAAACTCCTGTGATTGTAACAGAAGCGTTTGCACTTTCTGAAGTCGTTCCTAACACATTTGATGCCGAAACGCCTGTGGTATTTATAAAGTTAGTAGTTATAAACCCTATCGCACCCGTACTAGCGGTGGCTTGTAAACCAGCTGGAGATCCTTTAGCACCTGCTGATGCAACTACACTACCTACAGATACACTAGCTGAAACTCCAGTAACCGGATGATCTGCACCCGCCTCAATTTGTGTCCCTCCACTTAAAGAGGCTGTAAGTGGTGTTCCAATTAGCGTTACATTAGCAAGCCCTGTCTGAGTAGCTGTGCCTAATTCAGTAGTACCTTGTAGCCCAGTTAAAGAAACATCAGCGAATAAAAAGCCACCCCAACCTTGATCAGAGCCATTCCAAGTATTGTACCCCCATGTAGTGGGTAATAATACCGCGTCTTCTCCAAGAGCAGATGTAGCTCCTAACCCAGTAACCGTAACAGATTTAGGTATGCTAGCTACTGCTGTGCCTAAAGTAGCTGTTGCAGGTACTGCACTTAACGTAACGTTCCCAATACCTGTAACACTTAAATCACCTGCTACTCCAAGAGCGGAAACACTTGTTACTCCGTGCCTACCTTCTGTATCGAGCGCTACATCATCTGTTGAAACAGTTGCCGTTACACCAGTTACCGTTACATTTATCGACTGCTGTATGTTACCGCTTCCAACGCTTGAAGTCGCAGCTACTCCAGTAACAGATACAGAGGCAACGAGAGTGCCTCCCCACCCATTATCGTTATTCCAAGTAGACTCGTTCCAAGCAATTACGGACATATTACTTAAGCAATTCTAATAATTGCGTTTGTCGCGTCGTTGGTTGGGAAAATAACTGTAAAGTCTCCAGCTGTTGAAGTCTTATCACCACCAAAATCTAAGACCGCGACTGCTGCGTTAGGAACTGCCCCACTAATACCGTTAGCTGATGGCGTATTGTTGTAAATAAGTGCGCCACGGGCTGTAACTGTTACATTGGAAAATGTAAGGTCACTAAAGTCTGTAAACCCAGTACCAGCGGTCACACTAGTTTCTGTTTTAGCCACACCTGTATTAGTCAGGTTTGCACCACCAGCGCTGTAGTTAGTACCTGTAACTTCGTTAGTAGCTGAATAGGCTGTGGTGTTTGCGTTGATTGTAGCTGAAGAGGAATAAAGCGCTAACTTAAATGTATCTCCAGTTGAGTTACGAAAATCGTGTACAGCTAACATAAGTTCAGCTTTAAAAGAAGTACACATTGCTTGTGAAATTGCCATGATTGGCTCCTTATGAATCTAAGATTGATATAAGTTCTGAATAACCCGCGTTGGTGAGCTTGTTAGCCAGAGTTACGTTGTGAGACTTTACAGCCTCGTTTAAATAAAAAATTAGAACTTGTTTGATTTGTGCTCTAAATGCTTCTGCTTGATCTCTAATAGCCGGATGGGATTGTGACCCCACCGAAATAATTTTATCTAGTGCCCGTTCTGCTATTTCTTCAGGTGTAAACCCTCGACCACTTGTAGTAGCTACTGTTATACCATTTCCACCTAATAAAAAAGAAAGTTCTTCGGTTTGCATATTATTTAACTGGGTACCTTACTTGTGGGGTTCTATACATATCTTGACGATTTTTAGCATCACCAAGCATCTTAATTAATCCTAGTGCTTCATCATAGCGTTTCTGATAATTAACAATCTCGTCTGGTTCTGATTTCATGAAGGTAGCAGCTTCCAGTAAAGAACCGTACAGAAGTACAGAATCAAAATCATCTCCTAAATAAGATGTCCCCGCGTCTACAATAGACTGTGGATAATAAAAGTAATGTAATTCCATTGCATAGTTACTATTTGGCGTAGGCCCAAGAATAAAAGAGGTGTTATCAAAAATAGCATAATGCGTCGGAACACCTGTTGCTGTTGGATCTGGGAAAGACTCACGCATAAAGTTAACGTCTTTATTTAAAAGAAACGCCTGACTACCATCGGCGGCAATAACCGCTAATGAAAACGTAGATAGCCAATCCGACGGTATACCTAAATACTTATTGTCTGTAGTCAGATTACCTGTAACATTTTTACGTAAATCAGGTAGTTGAACGACGTTAAAAACCCGTTGCTCAGCCTGACGTATAAACGTATCAATCTGCTCTTTAGTAGTAAAAGATGTTAACGTACCTAGGTTAGTAGGATCGCCTACAGACGTACTAGGGAACGTATTTTCAACGTAGCCTTGGATCGTTTTAAATAAAGTATTGTAGTCCATTTAGCCCATCTTTTTGCTATGTCCGGTTCCTTTTGTAGCAGCACCAGTACCACGAGTCTTTTGTGTCTGAGTATTTGCTACATTGTTTGGGTACCCGTCTACATTTGGTACAGGCACTGATTGAGGCTGTTTAAATTTCCCTGTATCTTTCATAGTAAATCCTTAACTAGTTGTAATTGTTACAGTTCCTATTGCACCATCGGCTTCTAAATAATTTTCAAGCCCACTTAATTCCAGTGGATTATCTAGTCCTACTGGGTTCCAACCCCATTGTATATCTCTTGATTGGGGAAAGCTATTGTCTGGTCTTGGGTTACGTAGCGCCTGTGGGTCATCTACAGGATACATACCCAGTTGATTCTGTGGCTGATCTGGCTCCCAGCAAGTAGGACACACCAAAATGTTAACATTTTTGGTTTTTATAGTTAACTCTTTTAACTGCTTGAGTTTGTATCTAAAACCGCAACGATCACATTCTGCTATCGCGTTTTTGCCAGAAGCAAATTTATTAGCCATATAACTTTAATAAAACATCTGTCGAGGAGCTAATCTTAGAGAGGCTTTTTCTCTGTCCTCAGTTGAAGCAAAGTTCCATTGTTCTTCGTACGCCATTTTTAACATTTCAATTCTATTCATAGCTTCAGGTAGCTTTAACGATAAATAGTAAGCTAGCCCCGCAACCATACAGGGTAAGAACCTAAACGGAATATCTTCAGTATTCACCCCGTTACCAGCATCTTGTATACGACGTAATCTCCAGTACGTAAAAGTGTAATTATCATTATTAGGTACAGGCCAGACGTTTATAGTAGGGTATGCTATCCCAGTTGTAGGTTCTGTTGCACCAGACTGTCTGTCTATCCATACTTGGATCGGTCTACCCTGAGAGTTCTTATTAGGTATAGATGCGTATGTGGAAGAACTAATTCTACTGATGTTTATGTCGTTTTGATTCGTGCCAGTGCCCGTACGTATAACGCTATCTAGCAGATCAATAGTATCAATAGGAAGATTATAAGTACCAGTGCCTTGCGTAAGTGCGATGCTACCTTGATCGATCGTCCATAAATTAATGCCACGATTAGCCCATTCTATAGTTAGTAAGTTTAGAGACCTACGAGCGGTACGCATTTCATATCCCGTACGTAACTCCGCACCACAACGCTCAAACGCCTCTTCTACGAGGTTATTAAGGTCGAGGTTAAATGTACTTGTACCTGATGTAGTCATAAGGTATTTACCTTAAAAGTGTAGCTAAAACTAGCCCAATAACAGCAATAATAGAAGCCATGTGTAAAGCTTCCATACGAAATATACGTTTATCTAACGCTCCTAATTTATCTAAAACCGAATCATACCTAGCTGCGCATTCCCTCTCATGTGCGTTTAATTGCGATTGAGTCTGCGTTATTGTATCTACGTGTGTAGCAGCGGGTTTTACTACCTTTGGTACCGCTTTACGTTTTCTAGGGGTTTTAATACCCGGAGTAGTTGGCATTATGTTACCTTCCTGTATTTGCTTACCTTCTTGGCAATTTTTTTAGGTTGTTTAGCAACTTGCTTGCCAGACTTTTTAGCTTTGCGCTTAGCCTTTGTAGTAGCTGCATACTCTTTATCTGATAATGCTTTTATTGCTTTCTCTGGAAGATACCGCTCTCCAGTTGCTTTTGCACCTTGGGTTGATGGCTTACCACTTTTAGTACGCCATTTTTGTTTCGTCCAAGACTTAAGACTTTTCTGTGATTTAGCGAGAGCCATTTTGTTTTTTATCAACAAGCTTCTTTAAAACTTTAGATTGTTTTTTGTGTGAATTCGATGCTTTTTTTAGTTGCGTAATTACCTTTTTAACTTTGCTTTTACTATTTTTATTCATCATGACTTGTAGCCCCCACCAGCTTCTTTGTATCTTTTAGCTAACATCTGAGCTTTTCGAGCACTCCATTGACCTGGAGCACCACCTTTACCACCGGCTTTAATACTGTTAAAGATACGCTTGCGTAGTCCTGGTTTGGTGTAATTGCCAGCTTCGTTGACTTTAGACTTAGACTTAGACTTAGGTTGCCCACCTGAAGCCATCTTTTTAATCTTACCCATTCCACGAGAAGGCATCATACGACTAAACCACCCTTCCTTTGGTCTTACCTTTTACTGCACAACCATCGGCACGTTTAGAAGCAGATCCACCATGAGACATTTTCTTAACTTTACCGCCGTGTCCCATTTTATGAGATGCACCTTTCATCATGGTTCCATCTGGCATTTTGTGCATAGCACCGCCTTTACTCATTTTTTTGGGGGCTACTCTGGCTTGTCCTTCTTGAAGTGCGTTTTGACCTTGGCCTTTTTTAAGCATGTCTACTACACCACTATCCATAGGTCTTGCAACTGCTTTTTTCTTTTCCATACCCAACATTTTAGCAACTGGGCCAGATTTATTAACGACACTAGCTACTGGACTTGCAAAGTTTAATGCTTTTTTAAACATACCCATATCAAACCATCCTTCCTCTAGTCTTACCCTTAACTGCGCAACCGTCGCCTCTGCGTTTTGCTACTTTTGCGGTTTTCTTTTTCTTTGTAACCATCTTACCATCAGCCATCTTCTTGACTTTACCGCCGTAAGACATTTTACCTACACCGTCAGCAGCAAACGTAGGAACCATTTTCCCATCTTTTTTAACCATAGGCATGCCACCATCAGCCATTTTGTTTACTTTACCGCCGTAAGCTTTGTTTTCTGTTGTATCTTGCATGCGTTTTTTTCTTGCCATTTCTAACATCTTATTTCTTGCTTCTCGTTCTTTTTCCATTTCTTTTTGAGTTTCAGTCATAACAGGGTTACCGTCTGCGTCCGTCAAACCGCCAGATCCTTCTCCTGTTCCGGGTTTAACATATCCTTTGCTCGTCTTTTCAGCCATATCAATCCTTGTTAGGTTGTGTTACCACTTTACTTTATCAGCCCAATAAGCAGCTGACATCTTGCCCTTCTTTATGTTCTTTCCGTGTCTAGCTTTAAATGATTTACGCTTAGCCTTCATACGTGCAGATTCACCAGCTTTAGGTTTCCCCGCTGTACTAGCGCCTTTCTGCCCAAATCGAATAATTTTTTCTGTACCGCCCTCACATGCTTTCACAGCGTGAGATTTTTTTGGATGCCCTGGAGTTCTTCTCGGCTTATTACAAGCCATAGATTTTTTATCTAGTTTTCTACGCATCACATAACCTTAATATAAGAATTGACCCACCATCTAGGCAGGTCAATTTCCCACAGTATCTACCCAAAAAACAAAGTTACAGATTCAGCAGTGCCAATATTAATAGAAATACCGTTTTCACATATAATACCTTCACCCGGAACATCTACAATATTTTGGCCTACTACACTGTTAGATAGCCTAAGAACCTGAGTACCAGAAGCTGCTCCTGCATTGTCAAAAAACGTCATATCAACAATATCAGCTGCGTTTGCGGGTACTGTTTTAACTGTGTAATACACAGTTTTTATACGGGTTCGAGCAGCATAAGCAACACCTGTAGAAGTTAAATGTACTGACTTTACATCATATTGCATGAGCTATCTCCTATTAAGATCCGCTACCATCAGTACCAAATGTAGGATCGTATACGTGGTAGAAAATACGTAATGTAATAGATCCACCCGTAGCAGCTGAAGCACCTACACCACCTGTAAGTTTTACAGGGTAATTAGAACTCATTGTAAACCCCATATCGTCACCAGCGGTGGCTTCTGCAAAAGCTATTCCAAAGTTACCTACATCAGCATCACCATCATCAATAATTCCATCTGTGTCAGAAGCAGGATTAACTGCTTTAACCTCAATCCAACCTAGATCAAATGTTGGGTTTGTACCGCCTGTAGCTTGTGCGATACCTTCAACCCTAGTAATAATAGCGTTTGCTGGGAGAATAACTGGTAACGCAGATGGGCCTGTAGCACTGCTGCTACGACGTAAATCTGTTGTAACTGCTGCTGTAGGGTCTGGTAAATTTGCTTCAACAACGAGCCTAACTGCTCCGGCAGGTTGTGCATTAACAACTTGTTGAGCTTTACCAACGCGTAGTGGCCCAGAAAAAGTAGTAGTAGCCATTTTAAATCCTTTCGTGTAATAGCACTTCTTATATCGTCTCTATTAAGTCTGCTAGGTCAGTCAATATAAGTTATATGTATCCTAGTACGTACAGTATAGATTAAAAAAGGGGGGCTTGTAACCCCCCTTCCCTTGTTGCTTTGTTATGCGCCTTGTGAGCCGAACATTCCAAGTGGATCAGACCACCCGAAAGAGTATCGTTCACGAGCCTTATAACGAACATTACCTGTATCAAAATCCCCGTCCATAGAGTTAGCCATAGGCGAACGAACGAAGTACTTTAGACCATTTGGTACGTCAGTTGTAAGGAACCAAGCATCGGTATCTGTCAAGAAATGGTTAACTGTGTAACCCTCTGGGATAGAACCGTTGTTTGCAAGTGCATTAATGTCGTTATCCGCCGTGCCAGGTCGCCCTTCAGTCTCTAGGAGTCTAGTAGCAACAAACATTAGGTTTGGTGGAACAACAAGTTTACGTGGCTTAGCAGCAATCAATAGACCGCGCTCGTCTGTCCATCCAGCAATTTGGATAACAGACGCCTCTAGAGAAGTCTCGTTGAGGTCAGCTTGAACAGCGGGAGTGTTACTGTTTGTACCACCAGAAACTAGTGGGTGTGCAGTAGAGAAAAGAGGTACTCCATCTCCACCGTTTGCACCAGCAGTAAAACCATTGTTCAAAATTCCTGCGGCTTTAGTTTGCTTAGTGAATGCCATAGCACGAGCCAAAGCTTTGGTGTAACGAGATGACAATGAGTCATACAAGTTATCCTCAATGGCTTCCTCAGTAAGAGAAAAACCAAGCGAAATGGTTTCGTGATTATAGCGAGCAGTCCAAGCTTCTTGTGCATTATCGTAAGCGATAGAGTTACCCTCATCCTTCACAGGTGCTGCTGCGAAGCCGGATAGCTTTGTCTCTTCTTCAAATGAACGCTCGGAAGTTTCAGTTTCAAAAATCTCCTTGTGCTCTTCACCGTATCTAGCATACTCCATGCCAAATAAAGCGTTAAGCCCTGGAAGGAGTTCCTTCAGTAGTTGGGCGCGTGAAATAGCCATTTACATATCTCCTTATAATCCAACGTTATTGCCATATGAATGGGCGCTGGGGTTAAACTTTACCAAAACGTCTGTAAATGCGTCACCTGGTTCGGAGACAAAACCTACAATACGGAAGGCAGCGGCTGCTGTTTGAACAGTAGCATCCAAAGCACTTGTAGAGTTACCAGTAGCAGTACTACCAGTAGATGTACTCTGTGCAGCAGCGAAGAATGTATTATTACCCAAAACTGTTTGTGCACCAGAACCATCTAATTGAGCTTGGAAAGCTACAGATGGGTCAGTAATCACTTTAGCTTTAATTTCTCCACCGTTAGAAGTTCCTGATGGGTAGTATTGAGCGTTGAGTACTTGACCTTGAGCATTAATATACTCGCAACCAACAAACACACCAATAGCACCTACGCCAGAACCGCCAAGGTTGTTAGTAGTAATGTCAGCACCAGTAGCGGTTGATAGGGCGATATACCCGTCAGCGCCAATGATAACGACTTGTCCATAAAAAATGTTGGTGGCTTCACCAGCTGGATCAATCAGAAAAGTATCTGTTGCACCAGCGTAAGGCATGCCATCAACCCGATTAATAGGCCGAAGCCCATAAGGGGCAGCTACAGTAGCCATGTTATAACCTCTCTAAAAAAAATTTATTTACCTTTACCGAATGATGTAGTTGAACGCTTTTCTTTGAACAAAGGCATTCTTTGATCATTCTCTCTCATAAAATTGTTGTCTACAGAGTCCATTTGACTTTGGTTTTGTTCCGCAAAGTATTCTCTACGTTGCTCAACCATCTCGTCAGGCATCGTGCAAAGCAACAAACCCGCGACCTCAATGTTGTCTTTGAAACGACTACTGGGGTCAACAAGCATTTGTAAATGTGGTTGTTCGCTAGCCAAAACAGGTTCCCAGCCTTCTCGCATTTTGGACGAGACGTTACGTGGGTCTTGTTGGCCTAACATCGCAACCCGAACCCAGCGGTACGTAAATCCAGGTTTTTGGTTTGGTTCTGGAAGTACTTCAGGTCGTACCCATTGTTTTGGTCGTTCCTGTGTATCGCGTGATTCTAATTCGCGTGCAAGTCTAGTATCTTTACTATTATTAGCCATTTTGGTTCTCCAATCTCCTAAGTTCTTTAGCGTATTGTTCAGGTGTCAAGCCAAGTTTTTTAGCTAGCGCTACCTGTGACTGCTTTAGTACGATCCGTTTGGAAGATGTACTTCGGGATGCTGGTGCAACCACTGTGGCGGGTTTGTTTTCTGCACGAACAGGCTTGCCGCCCCCGTCCGTAGAATTGTCTTCCCCAAAATACTCAGGGAATCTGCGGCGCATTGTGTTGTCAACGTCCGACCAATAATCATCTGAACCTACGTAAGCATCGCCTTTCTGTCGAACTAACTTTTGGTGAAACCCTAGGGCCGCCGCAGTCATTTCTTCATCAGACCCGTACCAAGTATTGCGCTCTTGCCACGCCATTGTCTTAGAGTCTAGTTGAGGCTTAACAGCTTCAGTTGATGTACTATTTACACTATTTCCCTCCTCTTGTCTAGGAGGTCGATAACTTTCAATTTGCTGTCTTCTGAAATTTGCATCAGAAAGTTTAGTTTGAGCGTCAACAATAGAGTCCGTATCACCTGATTCATACGCGTCTTTATAGGCTCGTTTAGCCATTTCAGTCTCGTATTCAACAGATTTTTTAGCGGTATTTAAATACGCTTCACGGCCTTTTTTAGCTTCTTCTTGGAGTTTTTTGTTTTCCTCCATAGCTTTTTTAGCCATTTCTACCGCTTGTTGTTGCTCGCGTTGCGCAGATTCTTTAGCACGGCGTTCATCATGCCACACCTTTTTCATCTGCTTGAAACGTTCTTTTACTCCGTCTGAATAGTTATCTAACTCATCTTTCTCTAAGTCTTCAACTATTTCTTTAGGCATTGGAGACCTATTACGGTCTGCTTCAGGAGTATCATCTTCAACTTTGAGTTCTACTTCTTGCTCTTCACCTTCTATTTCAAAATCTACTTCTTCCTGTTCTACTTTTTTCTCAGCTTCTGCCATAACCCTCTCCTAACTACGCGATATGCCACGAGGATCTTCTACAACCCCCTCAACACTATCGTCGTTAATGATCCGAAATTCTTTACCATGAATTTTTAAACGGGTACCTGCGTGTGGTCGAACAAGGACAAAATCCCCTTCTTTACACCAAGCCCCACTTGGGAAACGGTCTTTGTCTTTATAACAATCCGGCCCCATCTTCATAATAAATAAAACAGTAGTCAGTAACTCCTCGTTAGTCATAGTAATGTCTGCTTTAGCGAGGCCACTTTCATACTCTTGTTCTTTGTCGGGAATTGCGCACAAAATGCGATAACCAGAGGGTTCTGGTAGTTGCTTAGCTTTACGCTCAGCAGTATCAGGTAGTACCGTTGCTTCTTCTGGATTATCGGGGTTCGTGCCGATAAGAAGTTCACTCATTGTCAGTTTCCATCCTTTCTAATGTTTCGGTTATTATGTTTTTCGCCAGTAATAGCCCTCTATAGATTCCGCATGTGTGTTTGTATTCCGCGTAGTCTTTAGCGTGGCCTACTGCTAAGTCCTGCTCTATGTTCGCTAATTCTCCATCTACCCTAGTAGTAAGGTAATTTAGGACGTCGTTAGCTTGACTCACTCATCTTCCTTTCTTGGTTGTTGCTGATTCTGTTGCACTTGCTGCATTGTTTGGTCTTCTTTAGATATTTCTCTAGCCATGTCAATACCCATACGCAGCTTAGCTTCTTGTTGTTTAGCAGTTAGATTCGCTTCGTCTGTAGCAATTCTGGCTCCGACTTGCATACCTGCAATACGCTCTTGAGAAGCGATACGGTCTTTCTCCAGTTGCAAACGATCCATCTTTTCTGACGCATCCAAAGCAATTTTCTGTTGTTTCGTTTGTGCTTCTTGTTGTTTGATTTGCAACTCTTGTTGTTGCATTTGAACGATTGGATCTTTTGCAGCTTGTTGCGCTTTCTGTTGTGCCACTTCTGCTTTGTTTCCTTGTAGTACTTGTTGAGCGGCTGCCGCAGCGAGTCGAGAAATTTCAACTTCTGTATCTTCATCCATTTCAGCGTTTGGAGCAGGGTATGGAACACCCGCAGCTTTTTCAATCTGTTTGCGATATTCAAAAGCTAAGTGATCTTGTATGTGTGCGGCTAAGGCTGCACCCATTTGTTTTGCCATAGGGCTTTGTTGTACTAATGCCATTAGTTTCGGGTCTTCCATAGCTGACATATGAACCGTAATATGGGACTCGTGATCTTGATAAATAAATGCTTTAACGGGCTTTCCTCTAAGGACATCCATATTTTCTGACACTGGGTCACGCGGTATCTGGTCATCTTCCATTGGTACCAGCTTCTGGGCATTTTTAATTCCTAACACTTCGAGCATTTGACGATGTAGGTACGGTAGGTCGTATAGCTGTGGAGCTTGCGCTGCCATCTGCAACACTGCTTGATACTGCGTAACTTTCTGCGCCATTGTTGCAGCGTTTGGATCTGACACAGGAATAATATCAACCATGTCATAGTCGGAACCCTTTGCACGGTCTGAACCTTCTATTGGTTCGTAAGAGTATTCATCTGGTGTGTAGTCACGGATAATCCCTTTAAGGAGTTTGAACTCCTCTTTCATAGAGTAGTGAATCCGCGCCTGTACTGCACTCATGACTTTCAACGTGCGCTCTAGTATGGCTAGTGTCGTACCTACAGGAGCCTGTCCTGACATGTCACTAAGTTTAAGGTCAGCAGCTGAAGCAAACCTACGTCCTTCTTCTACAATGTTACCTAGCAGTGTATATAGCACCTGACTCGGCTCCTTATACGGGAGCGTCATAATGTTATCTTTTATTGTTCCGCTAGTTACATCAACATCTCTAAACTCAGCTGGAGCTATCGGCGTATCATCGCCTTTAACTCTAAGCCCTCTAGTTTTAAAACCACCAGGCAGATTGGAGAGAGTACCAGCATCAACAAGCTGCCTAATAATGCTAGTCCCAGATTTAGCAAAAGCACCAATAAGGTGAATAAGACCAAAAGCGTAAAAACCAAACCCTGGAATATAAGGGTAGTGAACGAAATGATTTCTTTTCTGTTTGGTATCATCCTCTGATCTCCAGTTACGTCTAATAGCTAGTATCTGCCCTGTTTGCTTCTCAATAGTAACAATGTACGGCAGGGCAATACCTGTCTCTTTTCCGTCCTCTACATCTTCGTACCCCATAAGATCTAGATCACATTGTATTTCCAGCATTTTGTATCGGTCATCAGAAGAAGCTCGGAAGCCCATCTTTTCAGCGATACTCTTTTCAATCTCATCAAACGTATTCTGTGGTTCTGGTAACTCTATATCGAGGTAAAACCCTGCATGCATCAAACGTCGCATTTCATTAGGAGTTTTACGCATGACATGGGTGACACGCGGCGATGTCCTAAGATCAGACACTCCGTAAGGCACTACAACGTCTTCTGATGGGACATAAACAGAAACTTGACGTTTGAGGGATGGATCGTAATAGACCTTCTTAAACGCATTACCAGACAGTCCTAGGCCCCATAGCATTCTTTCATGCTCGGCTCTGTACTCAGGCATTTTGTCGGTCAGCTGATAATTCATATCATCCTGTACCCGTTTAGCTGCCGCTTTGTTCTCTTTTGTTTCTTTACCAATGATCTGTGTTTTTACAGGGCCAGCCGCTGGAAAGGTTTCCATCATAGTTTCGGCTTGGAACTTAACCAATGCTTCGGATAAGAGTGGGTGATAAACACCACAAGCACCAGGCCAAGGTTCTGTACGTTCTTCTACTTTCATACCTAACAACTCAAGACCATCTACATAAGTTTGCATCCAGTCTTTTCGAGATGCTAAGTCTTCTTCAAAATCACCAAGTAAATCACTTGCTATGGTTTGTAGTTCTTGCGGGTCAAACTCTTCTGCTAAGTTAGCTCCAAATTCATCGGGGTCAATAGCATCAGGATCAATAACAATCTCCATATCAGGAGTCGATATAGTGACGCTTTCAGGATCTTCAATCTCTATTTCAAGATCAGCCTCCAAGTTCTCCGGCATGGACAGTCCACCCATACCATCTGTGTCTCCTATACCCATTGGTGCTTGGTTTACTGCTTTATCTATAGAGTTTGTAGCCATTTTTTCTATCCTTAATAATATCCTGGTGAGAACCTTCTAAAAGTACGTTCTTCCTCTTCTTCATCCAATGTTGCACGGAGATATCCACCTTTTCTGAACCGCATTAGTGCCAAGGATACCGAGTCAACATAATCGTCATGCTCCCCCGCAGGGAACGACGCAACTTCATCAATTACTTCTTCCGCCCAATGTGTAGGCGGTGCCCATACTCTACCAGACGCAAACATATCTGACACTGCGTTGAGCCTAGTGATCTTGTCGTTACCTTTTACAGGGGTAAACTCCTGCACAGGTATACCCATTGCACGCATTTCATAAATAAGCGGAGCACCGGACGCTTTCTTCTCTATAATTATTGAATCAGGATTAAATTCATCAACCTGTTCTAGTGCTTTGCGTTTAAGCGCTGGAAACTCCAGCCTATCTCTGAATGCGTCAAGTAAAATTATATTCGCTTCTGTCTTTCCTGTGTCAGGATCTTCTTGGTAGAACACCCCCCACGTTGTACACGCAGAATAATCCGACCTAGTTGTCTTTTCAAACGCCGTATCCCACGATTGTAGTACAAAATCACAATAAGGTGGCCCTTCTTCTTCCCATGTCTGCCACCATTCGCGTTTTACGATGGCTGAAACCTCTGATGTAGGCGATTGTTGGTACTGAGCTTGCCATTTCGGGTTAGGAAGCTCCTCTTTTAGAGCAGTAAGCTCGTCCATTGACCAAAATTCAGGCCAAAGTGGGTTCCCGGTGGGCAAAATAGCCGGAAATTCAATAACTTCCCACTCTTCACCGCCTCTTAACCCTGCTGCTTTGATAACTTGACCTGTTAAATCACGTTTTGACCACCTTGTCATCACTATGACGATGGCTCCCCCTGGTTGTAGTCGCTGTCGAGGGCCGGATGTGTACCACTCGTACACCTTATCGTAGATATCTGGGTTAACATCGGCTAATGCGGCCTCTTGTTCCGAGTGGGGGTCATCAATAATGAGGAGATCCGCACCTTTACCAGTGACAGCACCTCCCACACCAATAGCAAAATAGTCTCCCCCGCTGTTAGTCGCCCACCGACCAGCCGCTTTTGAGTCTGACTGTAGGCCAACCCCCGGAAATAGTTTGGTATAGACTTCCTGATCGACAAGGTTACGTACCTTTCTACCAAAGCCCACCGCCAACTCAGCTGTGTGGGACGTTTGGATTACTTTTTTATGTGGATACTTCCCTAGGAACCATGCGGGGAGCAGATAAGAAGCAAATTCTGACTTCGTATGTCTAGGTGGCATATTAATTATAAGCCGTTTGCTCTTACCTGCTGCAACTCTCTCAAAGGCAGAAGCCATCTTAGCGTGGTGCCTCCCACTTATGAATGTGGGCCATACCTGATTAACGAACGGTATGAACTTGTCCTGTGCCTGCTGTTTTGTCCGTAGCTCCTCCAGTTTATCTAACTCAGCAAGTAACTTCTCCTGCTCTGGTAGCGAGAGCATCGGCAGTATCGCCGGAATATCTTTTATGGATATATTCTCAATCGCTTCTTTAGCTGTCGTCATCTTCTACTTCGTCTTGTTCTTTTACCGTGGCTACACCTAACTCATCGTCGAGGTTACTGTTTAGTGGAGTGACGTCTATCACATCAGCGTTTAGTAGGCGTTTGACTCGCTCCTTAATAGCATTCTCCAGATCATCAGGGTTCTTATAGTTGATTGTAATCTCGGACTTCTGCGTAAATAACCCAATGTCACTATGCTTACCGAGTAGCTCCAATGCCTTTAACTCGAACTTAGTATCCCCACAGGTTGCAATCTCCATTAACTTGTTTGTTATGGCGGCACGCGCTTCAGCTGCATCGAGACCTAACTGTGCTCCGTAGGTTCGGAGGAAAGCCGACGCCGCAAACGCCGTATTTGGCTGAGTGAGATTATTCTTTTTGCGTTCCGTGACAACCTCGTCCAGCAACTTCTTCTCTTGTTCCGCAGTGGCTTCATCGACCTCTAGTGTAGCACCAAGTTCGTGTTGAAGCTCTACCGTATTCGCGGCAACTGTTAGCTCATCTAAAAGAGTGTTGGGTTTCTCGTCTGAGGTATCAAACGGGACTTTGTGTTCTAGTGTAGGATCTACTTTGACGGTTTGAGGTCTGGGCATTGAGCGGTTTGTGGCTCTAAGAGGACGATGACAAAAGAAGATATACTAAAACAACCTAAAACGCAACACGGGAGAAACTTATGGCTGAAGAAGAAAAAAAGTTTGAGTGCATTTATCTAGAGTGGTATGACGCAGTTGCCGAAGCAGATTGGACAGAAGTTGAAGAGGCCGAGTTATTTAAATGTAAGACCCTAGGTTTTGTAGTGGCAGAAAATGAAATAGCTATCTGTGTAGCCGCCGTAGTCTCTGAAGCAGATAACCAATCCAACGCCAAGATCCATATCCCGAAAGCTTGGATCACACTAGAGAAACGTATTAAGTTAGAACCCGGCGAAGAAATGTAAGTTATAAAAAAAGGCCACCCGAAAGTGGCCCTAGAAGGAGGAGAACACAATCAAGGGGAATGATGTGTCTCGAGGTTTATTTTACTCTATCTGTTTGCGATGTACATGGTTACTTCAAAACCAAATCTCAT